TATCGTACTCATCGCCATCATAGGCAACAACCATAGACGTATCTAGCTTTGTCGGTGTTCTCCGCATTAAAAATCTTGCTTTTACATCTGCAAATTCTGTACCGCTTTTTTGTAATTCCGTGCCACTTGTCCGTGTAAATGATGCCTTGGTTGTCCTAATCGTGGTATATGTTTTTGTTGCTATACCATCTGCATCTATCGGATAAGTTATTTTTTTAATAACTATTGATTTGTTTAGTTCTCCAGGATTTACATTCATTTTTATACCTCGTCTACACTTGGGAGCAAGTTTCTTCTGTGTAAATTCAAGATAGTTTCAACAGTTCTATTCATGTTGGTGTTATCAACAACAAGTGTTCTATTGTCGTACATATCTTGACATAAAATCATAACTACTAACCAAAATTCTTCAAATGCGTCCATTCCGAATGTGTAGGCTATCGTTATTTCGTCATTTTCGGATGGTGCAACCACAAATGTAATTATTCCCTTAATTGCATCCACTGTATAATCAGTAGACAAAGTTTTTGTAACTCCATTTACTTTTACAACTAACGCACTAGCAACAAATGGATACATACTTGCTTTAAATCCATCAGTAACTCCATTTGCAGTATAAGTATCAGTTATATTTTGATCGTAAATATTTGTATAACCCTCGATAAACTTTTTGGCAACTACTAAAATCGGTGTAAGCAATGGATCGGTAGCATCATCTAGTATTAAATAATTTGCTACTGTCGTTGTTGTAATTTCACTAACTTTCAAAATGCCACCTACTTTCTTTTTATTCGCTCGCCATAATTCCTGAAGCTTTTAATTTTGCTAACAAGGCGTTAAATTCTGCAGTAGTTGGGGAAGTTGCCTCTGTACTGTCGGCCTGATTTGCGGAAGCTGTAGCGGTTAATTTTCCGTTTACTGTAATTGCTAACGCATCAGCAGTATCTTTTAATGCTTTGCCTTGTCTTGCATCAAGTGCTTTTCCTACTGCGGTTGTAGTAAGGTTGTTTACTACATCTGCTGTTACGACACCGACAACAGTTGCACCAGTTAAGTCTATCGTTCCGCCAATTACAGTTTCTTCTCCACCTTGTTTTGTATAATTTTTTGCGTTGTATGACATTTTATATCTCCTTTCAAAAAAATATAGGGCAGTTATAAACCACCCTATAAAGTTATTTATACTATACTGACATTACCAATGTAGCAAGCTTTTGATGATCGATTACGTTACTATCAAATTCAAACCAAGACACAATTCCGATTGCGTGCATAGTAGCATATTTTTCAAGTAAGATTTTGATTGAAATATCTTCTCTCATATTTACTGCTAAACCGCTATAGTCTCCGTAAAGCACCGCTTTGTTTGCCGATCCGATTGCTGGCATATTATCAGAGATATAAACAGGTTTACCAAGTAATACAAATGGTGTATCTGCATTAAGTGATGGCTGAAGTAAATACTGTCCTTGTCCGTCCTTAAGCTTTCTAATTGCAGTAAATGTAGCAGTTGCCATTGTCCAACCACAACCTGCTTGATATACAGATGGTACTTTTGCCTGTAAATCAATTAAGTTATCAGCAGAAATTGCCGATATAGAGCCTGCATTCATGGTGTTTGTTGTAGCTAATGCACCTGTGTTATAAGATGATTGTCCGTTTAATAACTTTCCCTCTAAAAAGATTGCAATCTTCTTTGACATTTCTCTTACGATAAAGTTTACAACGTCAATGTCTGAACTGTTTACAACTGATTCGCCGAGTAATGTTAATGCACCTGCTAAAAATCCTGTTAAATCTACAGATGTAAACTTACCACTATCAGCTGTAATATCTGTAAAGTCTGTCTGAAATGCTACTGTGATATCGTGAGTAGTATTAGCTAAACCCCATACAGGTACTTTTAATGTGCCTTTTACGTTAAACATTGTAGCTTTTTCAAAGATTGGACACATTTCTTTTACTGTGTTAATTACCATCTGTGCGATAGTTGTAGGGATAACTGCTCCGTTATTACCCATTGTTAAGTTTTGCTCGCCTGCTCTAGTTTCAATAGCTTGTCCTGCTGACTTTCTTACAAAATTAGCAAACGATCTTACTTCCATATCTTCTTGCTTGATTTCTTCTTTCTTTTCATCAGCAACGACATTTAATGTCAAATCTCTTGCTCTCTCTTCCATCTTGATTGTAGCTTCAAGACTTCTTAATTCTGTACCGAGTTTCTCAAACTCTGCAACTTCATCCTCAGATGCACTTCTTTGCTCAACTGTTGCTTTTGCAGTAATTGCTTGCATTTGCTCTACAATTGCATTTCTTTTTTCAGTTAATTCTTTTAATCTCATTCGTTTTAACCCTCTCTTCTTAAATGTTATGTTTGATTTCTAGCAACCTGTTATTCATCTTGTAGTTTAAATCTTCTTTTTCCGTAGATGGTGTCTCAACCGATACTTTTACTTCCGTTTCCGTACTTCTTGATTCTATGTCAACATCAACTCCCGCTCTAACTTCTACCGATGTGGCAGCATATACAGGTGTTTGTTTAACAACTAATGTTAAATGGTCTAAATCCATGCCCTTAATATGTCTTATTGGATAATCGTCTGCGCGTTCTTCCATTTCATCAATGACGTTGTACATTCCAAATGACCAACCTTTAATTTTGCCCTTTTTGGCTTGCTCGATTAACTCTGGATCCGTAATTGTTACGTCTGCGTGTAAACCAATTTCATCTTCATAAAGATTTAATGTTCCGTCATTTGTATTCGCATAAGTAGTACCACTGTCATGGTCTACTGTTACATTGATATTTCCTGCACGTTCTAGTGCTTGTTCAAAGGCACGTCTTTCAACTACTTCAACTACCTTTCCTCTTGGAGTAACTACAGGTCTTGATTTTTTTTCTGTCGCATTTACGTATCCACTTATATGTGCTCCGTCTGCTCTTACTTCTACTTTCAATTTATCACTTCCTCTCCGTCAATATTGCTTCCGTCTATCGTACTTGACTTATCCGTATTTGGTGTATATATCTCTTTTGTATTTGTATCATACAATACAGAGTTAAGTCCTAAATTAATCCAATCAATACCAAATGCTTTATCGTTTTCCATATATCTGACTTCATCAATCTTTTTAAATCCACCATCAATTGCGACCTTATAAGCATCATATCGACTTTTTAAATCGCCTTTAAGGATTTCTCTTGTATCAAATGCGTAAAAATAAACTTCTTCGCCGACCTTTTCTCTTTCGAGTAATAAGTCTTTATTTAATGCACATTCTATCATTCTAAGCATTGGTAGTATTGCGACCTTAAAAGTTGAGTTATAAGTTTTTTCATCTACCTTACCTTGCATAAATTCTAGGTTTAGTAGAAATAGTTCAAATATTTCTTTTGCATCCGTCTGCTTGTTTTCATTTAGTTGCATTTCTACAGATGTATTTGATGATTCTTTAAATTCTAAACCATTACCTAAAACAACAATATTTTCTGAATTATTGCTATATAAATTTCTAAAATCTTGCTTTAGTTTATCCATTACAGGTTGAGAAACTTCTTTTAAGGCTTGTAAAAATCCTTTTTTGTTTCCACCTTTTTTTACTAATTGCTCTTGAAATACTAAGGTTTCATAAGCTACGGATAGGATTAAGTTATTGTCCGTTAAAATACTTGTTCCGATTGCTCCATCTTTTGTATTTCTTAAAAAACTAAGTAATTCATATGGTTTATATATTTTACCATTTATCTGATAATTAAAATTCTTGAATATCGGATCAGTATTTTTTAAAACAGAGACTTGCGATTCTTCAACATAATGCAATGATTTTATCTTTGTTCCAACTTTATTGACATAAGCAAAACCACCTTTTCCGAGATAGTAATCCTCAATTATTGCCTTCCAAAATTGTACCGCATCTAATGTATCTCCTGTTTCGTCATTCAATAATCTAACACGATTATCTCCTACCACTTCATCAATCTCTCCATCTTTTTCTCGATATAGCTTTATCGGTATCATCGACACCGATTCGGCTATAAATTTTATTGAAGAATTAACTGCTGGTATATCTAAGGCTTTCGCCTTTGTCATTGTGTCTGCTCCGAGTAACGATTGCAATACTCCACTGCTATCAGGTGCCATCAAGTCGGATCGTACTTCTATATTTTTTTTCTTGCTAAATAATGCCATATATTTTCCTTTCCGTTAAAATGATTGTGAAAAACCACAGGTGTTATTGCCATCTAGTTCTTGCTGCAACAAATAGACTGCGTTTAGTGTACTTGCTACCATATCTATTTTACCACTACTTTTCTTTTTATTCAAGTATCTATTTTGATTTGTATCATAAGTACATTTTGCATTTTGAAAGTTCTGTTCAT